TAGTTATGCCAAAAAAGATTAGTGCCTTTGACTTTGAAAAAAGAAACAATAAAGTAAATAGACCTGGTATTCATGCTAAAACTAAGCATAGTAACCACAAAAGCTCTAAAAATTATAGAAAATTAAATAGAGGACAAGGAAGATGAAACAATTACTTATAGAACATATGCCATTTAAAGTAGATAAGCTTTTAGTTGAGCAATCTATTAAAGAAAATAAACCCCTTAGAGTAGGTGGTATTATACAAAGAGCTGGTGTTAAAAACCATAATGGCAGAATCTATGAGCAAAAAATTCTTGAAAGAGAAATTCAAAAATATATTGATGGTCCTGTTAAAGAAAAAAGAGCTTTAGGTGAATTAGACCATCCTGAATCTTCCGTAATTAATTTAAATAATGTATCTCATAATATAGTAGAAGTTACTATGAAAGGGGGTGATGTACATGGTGTTGTAGAAATATTAACTACACCTGCAGGAAACATTTTAAAAGAGCTATTTCGTTGTGGAGTTACAGTAGGAATATCTTCTAGAGGAATGGGTTCAGTAGAAGAAAATTCAGATGGTGTATTAATGGTACAAGAAGATTTTGATTTACTTTGTTTTGATTTTGTATCTACACCTTCTACTCCTGGTGCTTATATGTCCCCTATGAATGAAGGAGTAAATACCCCTACTACGGATTACACTAAAGTTAACAATGTTATTAGAGATATTATCTGTGATAACACGGGAATGTGTAAGTGTTAATCCTTATTTAAAAAACCTTTAATAAAGTGGTAAATAAAGATAGCTGAAGCTAAGGGCCATCCTAGTACAACCCAAAATCTATCTGACCATTCCATAGGATATCCTGCTTTTACAATAGTACTTTCAATAAAAGCACCTATAATAACCCCAATTAAAAAGTAAGTACATACAGTTTGGGGATTAGTAATATCTTCAATAAATGCTGTGGCCAATAATTCTAATGGATTCATAATAAATAGTTTTCCCGAAAGATACGAAAAAATTTTTTGTTTTCCAAATTATTTTTATATTTATTTTTGAAACATACACTATCTTAATATAGTGTCCCTGGATTTTAAAACAAATCCCTATTAGAGATACTAAAATCTCTATTTCCCGTACACAATTTACTGGAAGCCAATTAAAAACTAAAAACAAAATGGCTAAAGAATTATTAAAAGAAGCAATCGCTGATGCGAAAGCTGTTAGAGAAGTAGCTTTAGAAAATGCTAAAATGGCATTAGAAGAAGCTTTTGACTCTAAAATTAAAAACATGCTCTCGGCTAAATTAGCTGAAGAGTTAGAAGAGGATGTTGAACTCGAAGAAACCTACATGGAAGACGAAAAAGACGAAGATATGAAAGAAGGATCTTACATGGAGGATGAAAAAGACGAAGACATGAAAGAAGCTTACCATGAGGACGAGAAAGACGAAGACATGAAGGAAGAATTCGATCTTGAAGAAGATGAAGAAATTAACCTTGATGAACTTATGGCTGAACTCGAAGAAATAGGTGATCTTGAAGAAGGCAAAGATGACGAAAAGGACGAAGACATGAAAGAAGGCAAGGACGATGAAAAAGACGAAGACATGAAAGAAGGTCAAGTCAATGAACTTGCTGGATTAGCTGTTATTGGTAGTATAATCGCTGCTGCTGGGGGTATCGAAGCTCTTTTAAAAAAAGGACGTGAAGGTAAACTTAAGCCCGGATCCAAAATGGAAAAAGCTTTCCAAGCTGTATCTGGTATGGCTGCTGGTGCTGGCGCTGCCCGTAGAAGCGAAGGTATAGATGATCTTGATGAAAATTTTGACATTGATGCTCTTATTTCTGAAATCGAAGCTGACTTAGAAGAAGAAACTGTTGATGAAGGCGCTACTGGCTATGATGAAAAAGTCGGTGGTAAAGGCAGAACAGGATTTGATGAAAAAGTCGGTGGTAAAGGCAGAACAGGATACGATGGTGCCGTTAAAAAGCTTAAAGAAGAGCGTGATGAAGCTC